CGAATATACATGGTTCTCTGCCGCCTGATCTGGCAGCTCCCCGTAGCTACCATCAGGCAGCCGCTTGGCGCCGTACCGCTCGAGCGCAGTGACGGTGACGGGGCAGGCCACGGGATCGACGTACAGACGCCGTCCACCACCAGCGGCGATGAACGCGCGGAGCACCTGCTGGCCCTGTGCGATCTCGTGCTTCACCCGCCTCGGGGATCGCGCGCCGAGGCCGGACGCCCTGAGCGCGTTGCGGAGCTGTACCGCTGAGGGGTCACCTGCGACGACGGCGGGCCACACCTCGGGCCAGCCTGAGATCTTCGGCCACGGCCTGCGGCCTCGCTTCATCTGATCCCAGTGCTTCGGCGTCGGGCCGTTGTAGTCGGGCAGATTGCAGATCTTCTCAATCACCCGGTCGGCGTACCACACCCCGTCGTGCTCGTTATCCACGATCTCATCGAACACGTACCAGGCGAGGCCCATCGTGCCGTCAGGCCGTAGCCCGTCCACCTCCTGCACGAACTGCAAGATGGTGGGATCTGTCCAGCCCCAATCGTAAGAGAGCAGCAGCCGGCCATCGCCGGGGACGTAGAACGAGACATCCTCGGGACTGGGCGCGTTGGCGCGGTTGAACGTGGAGTAGATCAGGCTCGATGATTCGGGCCTCAGACAGAGGTGCTGCGCTTCCCACGTCTCCCGGCTGTTGCGCCCGAAGACGGTGAGGATCTGCTGGTAGCTTCGATATCCATCAGCATGTACGGCGCGCCCGTGTGCCGGTCCCTTTGCCTCGCACTCGTGCGGTACCTCTACCGCTTCCTCTGAGCCGTCAGGCGGGGCACCGCCCATGCACCAGAGCGCCAGCGGGCACTCCCACCCGTTGCATTTGTGCCGGCCCTTCTTGCCGTCGCATGGCTCCATCGACTCGAATACGTTCCACTCATAGATCGGTATCCCATCTGCTTGGGCGGTGTCGAGGATCGCTTGCATCCGCCCTGATCGGTACTGGCGCGTGGACAGCGTGAGGAACTGGCCCACGTCGCGTTCTGTGCCGTGGCGGTACTCGGACGGCATCCCTTTGGCGTTCTCGAACGGCTGATACTTGGACTGCTCCGCCTCATCGAACGAGACGAGGTGCGGGTGGCCGCCCTGGGTCTGGGTGTCGGTGCCGGGCAGGATCTCGCAGACGACGTGCCCATCATCGGAGATGTACTCGTTGCCTCCGCCCTGCTTCCCGCGGCGCCTCGGTGGGGCTGCGTCGTAGCTCGGGGAGCGGAGCGCCTTGCCGTACTCGGTGTCACAGCGTCCGGCCTGCGTGCCCGTGCTACCGAAGTGCGTCGTCTCGTGGTTGGGCTTCCAGCGTCCGTTCGCGAGGTGCAGCAGTGCCGTGTCGGTGGTCTTGCCCGTCTCCCTGCCGGCGAGGGCGACGGCGTCGGTGATGCGGTTGAAGTACAGATCCGCGATCAGCTCGAACGGGGAGCGGTGGCCCTCGACGACGGCTGCGCGTGGGACGTAGTAGCCGGTGGACTTGAGCAGCCAGGCGTGGAGCTGTTCGTCTGTAGTGGGTCCGCCGTCCGGGGTGGCTCGAGCTGCGCGACGTTCTGCCAGCCGCTTCGCCGCGAGCTTCATCGTGACGATCTCAGGGCGCGCTAACGTCATGCGTCCTTGAGCATCCTCTGGGCTTCCTCGAGCACGTCAGCAGGATCGAGATCGTACTCGTCTGCAATCTTCGCGGCCTCGGCTGAGTAGAAGCGCAGGTCCATCTTCTCGCGGTACATGCCCGGCTTGTGCGCCTTGAGCAGGAAGATCAGCAGCGTGTCACTGACTGACATCGCCCGCCGGCGTGCCTCGGCCTCCAGCAGCTCCACGGCGATCTCTAGCGCATCCTCCCATGCGAGGGCGAACGCGCGATCGGTACGCTTGGCCTTGTATGCGTTCTGCCTCGAGGTGCCCGAGGCGTGGCAGGATGCGGCGACGTTGCCAGTCCGCTCCAGCGCGGTGAGGAACGCGGGCCGCCATGCGTTGACGCCGGGGCGCTGCTTGCGCTTCTTCGGTGCTGCTTTCTTGGCTGTCATGCTTTCCTCGCTTCGGTATGGAGCGCCGGGGTCGGACTTGCACCGCCCTCTTCACCCTGGTCGGGTGACGCATCGACTGCGATGCTTCCGGCGCGTGGTTGGCCGAGATACATCCCGGCACCTAGTCGCTCGATGTCGCTGAACGGCACCTCGGGCACGGTCAGCCGAGCGCGTGCCGTGGGGTCGATGAAGTAGATGTATCGCAGTTGGAACCCCGGCACGATCGAACCACCAACGGCAGAAACATAAGCGGCGAAATTGTAGCGCCCGCCGGTGACATCGTAATAGCTCCGCCCGCCCAACTCCGCCCGCGCGCTAGTCGGGTTACTTTCCAGTGTCATCTTGTGGATCACGACACCGTCAGAGCGACGCGCTAAGTTCTGCGACGCCTTGATTGCCGTGAGCACGAACCCCGCCGCGCGATAGATAGTGCCGTCGCCGCACTGCGTCCCGTCAGCGAATGACAGCACCCACTGCACACCGGGCACATGCTGCCGCAACAGTCGCGCCATCACCGCCAAGAACCTCGACTCGCTGTTCCGTGGAGTGTCGTCAATCATCACCAGCCGGTTCAATTCCAGCATCCCGTTCCACGGGGTATCACGCACCAACCCAAGCACCTTCCCCTTATCCAAGGGTGGCCCGAACTGCGCCACGCCCACCAGCCGCCCGTCGAGGAACGCGCCGAGGTGTAGCTGGCTGTTCTGCGTCACCTTGCCCGAGTAGTGATGCTCACGGACGAACCTACGGGCGTCAGCGGACGATATGGGCGCGACGTGGAGGTCCTTAGCCGATGCCATCACGCGGCCTCGTACCCGGCACATACGAACGCCAGCGCGTTCCCGTTGCTGTTCTCGTTGCCCGTCTCGCTCGGATCGTGTGCGCCGGCAGACTTCGCCACCGATAGCGCGCCTTCGATGATCGCCTGCTGGTCCTCGGTCACGGTGAACGTCATCTGTCTAATCCCACGCTCACCTGTCGGCATCTCAGGGAATCCCACCTCGGCAGCGAACCCGAGCAATTGCGCCAGTGGGCCGTCCTCGATGTCGCCAGTCATCGCCAGCAGGTCATCGAGTACCGCCTGATCCCTGCCGGCGAGCGCGGACAGTGGATCGAGCGTTGCCAGGACGATCGCCTCGTCCTCGGGGCTGAGTGCGACGTAGTCCACCGCGATCAGCGGTTCGTCGCGCTGCATGGCGAGGTCAACCCGTAGATGCCCATCGACGACGTGCCCGGTGGTGGTGTTGACAATCACGCCCTGCACGAAGCCGACGCGATCGATTGCGGCCTCGAGTGCGTCGCGTTGCTGCTTGGGGTGGGTGCGCCAGTTGAGCGGATTGGCTAGCAGTGACTCGGGGGATACCTCGCCGTGCCCGGTGATGCGATTACGCCATCCCTCTTTTTTTAGTGTCAACCATGAACCTCCAACGTGCGGCCTGTACCGCGCAATCTTGGCACTTTCCCGATGGGTTTGGATAGCGCCCGATGCCGCAAGCTTGGGCACGGTACGCTCCCGCCGGCGTCCTTCATGCCAGCGCCCGGTCTACAGCGGCCAGCACATCAACAGGCACCCCGTAGTTGACTGCCGCCTCGGGGCTCATCCATTCGGCATCCACCACTTCGATATTGTCCGCTGAATAATGCATCCGGTTGAACTTCAGCCCGCCGAGCCAGTCCTTCGGGCTCAGCACGCGCTGGATGTCTTGCTCCATCATCCATGGCGACGCCTCGCCCTCGACTCCCTCATCGTCCTCGTCTTCGGCGTCGCTGCCGTCATACGTCAGATACACCACCGCCCGCAGCACGCGCGTCGGGATCGGTGCCAGATCGAACTCTGGTGGCATCTGCGCGTCGTAGTCCGCCTGCGCCTTCGCGTATCCGTTATCAGTCATCTCGTATTCCTCCCTGGTCTCGTCGTTCTTCAAAGGCTCATCACTTGCTGGTCGCTCGTGCCCGCTCGCGCGTCTCGGTGAGCTGCTTGGATTGGATCGACTCGCTCCACGGCCATCTCCAGGTACTCCCTCGATGTGTCCAGCCCCACGTAATCCCGACTGAGGCGTTGCGCCACTCTCCCGGTCGTGCCTGAGCCGTTGAATGGATCGAGCACGAGGCTGGTGCCGGTGCCGTCGTCGTGCTCGCATGTGGGCTGCCAGCCGGTAGTCGAGGATTGAGCGTCGCCGAACCTCCCGTAACTGCCCAACTCACCGTTCCCATCGCCGTTCTGTGTGGTGCGGTTCCGCGTCTCACCTCGCTCCGTCACCCGCTCCCACGGTGCGCCACACTCCCCGCACGCCGTAGACGCTGAGCCTGCCTTGATGCACCGCTCGGGGATGGCCTCAGGGAACGTCGCGAAGTGCGCGCCCGAGTACGGCTGCGTTGCGATGTCCCATACCGTGCGGATGTTGCGCGCGACTGGCACCCCGGTCTTGTTGAGCCACCCGCGGTTGACGTTCTCGTCATCAATGTCACGGCCTGCATAATCACCGCCCGGATACTCTCCGGGCCTCTTGCTCGCCTCCCGCACTGCGTCAGCGTCGAAGTAGTACCGGGGGCTCTTGGACAGCAGGAAGATGTACTCGTGCGCCTTCGTCGGGCGGTCGGTCACTGACTCCGGCATCGGGTTCGGCTTCGCCCAGATGATGTCTGAGCGCAGATACCAGCCGTCAGCCTGCAACGCGAACGCTACCCGCCACGGGATGCCGACGAGATCCTTGGGCTTAAGGCCGGTGGGGATATCGCGCCGGGGACGGGTTACGTCACCCCAGTCACGTTCGGCTTCGTAGCTTCCTCCGCTGTTGCCGTAACCGACTAACGTGCTCGCGTACGAATCCCCGAGGTTGAGCCAGAGCGTCCCGTCTGGCCGCAGCACGCGCTTCACCTCGCGGAACACCTCCACCATGTGCTCCACGAACAGCTCGGGCGTGGGTTCGAGGCCCAGCGGGTGAACCGTGCCATCACGCCACCTCACCCCGGACTCGCCGGCGTACTCCCTCAGTCCCCAGTAGGGCGGGCTGGTGACGCACGTCTGTACGCTCTCGTCGGCTAGAGGAATCGCTGACGCTGATGCCTGGATCAGTTGGTAGCTCATACCAGCCTCCAGACCTTCGCCGGCCTACCGGGACCGTCTGCCGCTTGCGTCGCTCTTCCCAGTTCGCGCGCGCCGTCATCGCCCCGCCCAGCGTGACCACGGTTGGAACGAGCCGCCCGCTGCTGTGCCGAAGTCGGATACACCGTCTGTTGACCATCTCGCGCGGCGCCGTAAGCGAGCAGGTGTTCGTTCACCAGATCGCTCAGACGCTTGCTGACCTGGTACTCCGTCATCTTCGTGTAGCCGGCGAGATCGCGGCGGCTGACGCCGGGGTGGGCAATGGCTGCGTCGTAGATGCGCTGCTTCTGGGTACGGCGCACTCCCGACGTGGTGATGGCCTCGGCCGCGGCCTTGCTCGTCTCGGGGTCGGTGCTGCGCGCGATGTCCGTGCCCGGCCGATCCTTCTGACGAGTGATGAACACATCGACATTAGACTCGCTCGGTAAGGGCCATCTCGATTCGACTCGGGCCGCTGCGCAATCGTGGCACGCTCCAGGGCCAGGTTGGTGTGGGCAACTCATGCCGCAGTCGCTTTCCACCAGCCATCGATGCGGCCATTGCCCTTGAGTCCGCGGTTGTATGTTTCGACCGCCTGCGCCGCGATGCACCTGATGGCGGAGTTGCCCGTCGCCATGCGCAGTTGGCGAGCCAGGCCCATTAGTCCGTTGACGCCGCCTTGAATGACGCTCAGCCGATCGACCAAGCGCCGCTCATCGACCCCATCGCCGTACCGCTCGCAGACAAGCGCGACTCCTTGGATAACCAGCCCCTCGAAACCGGCGTCCCCGTAGGCGTCACGCACGATGCGGATAGTCTGCGCGAGGATATCTTCGCCCTGGTCCTCATAAATCCGCAGCAGCGCCGTCACGCACCGGATACCGCCGGGTGTCTTGTGGCGTGCAATACTCATCCCCTCCGCGGTTACAACCTTGGTGACCAGCGTCTCAGGAACTCGGCCGGCCTCGTACGCGATGATGAAGCGTTCGTACGCCGTCTTCGCCTTCTTGGTGTTGCGCTCCAGGAATAGTTCGGCCTCCTCGGGACCGGACATCCCCTCGTAGACCTCGCACTCGACGGTATCGTCATCACAGAATCCGACCAGCCGTAGGGCTCCGATGCGGTGCTGACCGTCAACGATGTGGTAGCGGCCGTCCGGGCGCCAACTGAGTACGGGATACCCCATCCCTTCGACATTGAAATTAGCCGCCAACTGCGCAGCCCACTGCGGGCGATACGTTGCCTGAACGTGCTTGTCTACGAACATCTCGCCGATCTTCACTAGCGCCAGTTTCGGTGCGCGCGTGACCGTTTTCGCCGTTGCCATTACGAACCCCTCGTTTCAATGCTTCGTGCTAGTCGCGTCAATGCCTCGATCGATTCATCCAGCGATTCGATCCATCGAGCAGCTTGCGCATCATCGGCTATTTCGCCGTACCTCTCATCGAGCAAGTCGACGATCGCGGTCGGCACGATCGCAGCCATAACCAGGCCATCGATCGCGGTGCTCACATCGAATGTTCGGCTCTGATAGCGGCGATTGACTGACTGAATCCCGAGGTCGGTACTAAACCTTCTGACTGTCGAGACGGCGATACCAAGTTGCTTTGCGATGCTCTCATTGCGTAAGCCCTGCTCTGTAAGTCGCCGCACGTCCTCGTAGCGCCGCTGGATAGCCGCCGGCGATGTGTCGAGTCCTACCGAGCCCATCCGGGCGAGCGCCTCCCTGAGCGAGAGCTCACCGCGTTCTACTGGCCCAACGAGCTCAGGCGCATAACGGCGAATGCTCGTGGCCGCTTTGATGCTCGCCGCCGACACTCCCTCACGTTCCGCGGCGCATTTGTAGAACACCCCGCGATCCTTCTCAGGCACATCCATCGAGGCCCTCATGCTCCGCTGTGCTTTGGTCTCAGTCATCGGTGGTTCCTTCCTTGAATCAGCCGAGCAGCCCATCAATCTTGGCCTGCATCCGCTCCCCGTACGCATTCCAGTCGGTCTGTGTTTTGTGCATGAGCCTCTTAATGGGTCTGTGGTTGGGTCTGTGGTTAATAGGGTGCGTTTCGTCGGTCGGGCGAGATGTTGCCCGACCGATGGCAGAAAGTTGCCCGACCGATCCATCTGGGATGGGCAACTGGTTGCCCGACCGAGCGGCGATTGTGTAACGGTTCACACCGTCAGTTTGCCCGCTGCGGATGGCGGTGATGTAGCCCCGATCCTGCAGTGATGCGATGGCGGTGCTGACCGTTCGCACGCTCACACCGAGGGCTTCGCTGATCACACCCCTGGCGCCGTACCAGTAGCCGCGCTGGCCGGCGCGCAGGTCTAGCCAGAGGTAGACGATCTTCGCGGTAGGCGTGATGTCGGTGTCGGTGATCAGGTTCGCGGGGGCCTTGGCCCACAGTTCGCGAGGCTCGGACACGGAAAAGACCTTCCCATGGTGGATGAGGAAGGCCGTAGTAGGCGGTCTTGACTCACCCGGCGTCATCGGGTTGGACTGCGAGCGGGCTGGGGGATGACGCCCCCCAACCCGACCGCCGTCTAGAACGTGATCATTATACGGTATCCGTCGTCTCCCGTTCTACCTCGTGGAACACCAGCGAGAACCACGTCTCCGTCTCCTCGACGTTCATCAGCACCCCAGTCATTGGGTCGCCCGTGGCAGGGTTGGCGTACGGGATGCGCTGGCTGATCAGCGGGTCGAAGTAGCCAGGCCTCCACGCCTCGCAGCGATCACGCCGCACTCGAATCAACTTGTAGCCTGTCGTCATCCGCGGCCTTCCTCTCCATGAACCGGTCCACCGCGGACTAGTTCATGGACGCTCCTCTGGGCTGGACTAAGGGGAGGGCTGTGGCGGCGTCCACTGCCCCCACAGCGTCCAGGATGCGCCGGCCCCGTGCCCCTCCCCATCCGCGTGCTCCCATTCTCCCGGACCCACCTTCCTGATGGCGAGGCCGCACGGCTTCTGGAAGTGCGCTAGTAGCCCCGGCTGATCGTTTCGTGAGGGCACCAGCACCCCGCACGTTTCGCTCTCCGCCTGCTGGGTCACGGCCGAAGCCTCCGCGCACGGCGGTCCAATTCCACTTCCTCCCTGACCAGCGCCTCCACATCGGTCAGTAAGTCAGAGATTCGCCCCGTTTCACTCCAGCGGGGCTGCATGTCATGGCCTACCGGATGAGCGTCGTGCTTTTCCCACAACGTCCGTAGCCGCTCCCGTAGCTCTCCCTCAGGGGCTCCGCTGCCAAAGAGATACTCGTAGGTCTCTGGGTCCTCGGTGCGCAATCTATCGAGTTCATTCGCCATCTACTCACCCTTCTGTGCGTGGTGCGCCCCAAGTGCTGCAAGAGCTACAGCAGCAGGGAGTGAGTCACCCACCCCGCTGTATATCTGGTCACCGTCTTCGTCATCGACAGCAACCGTCCAAGCAAACGGGTCATCGGAGCCGTGGAAGCTATCGATAGTGACCGCCCAGCCGTGGCGGGCGATCTCGTCCAGCACCGCGAACATTGCCAAGCGCGCCTGCTCGGAATGCGGGGCATAGATGATGTCCACCGACCATCGGAAGTATTCACACCCTAAGCATGGATTCTCAATGAGGGTTGTAGTCCTCATCGTGTTCCTTCCCTTTCTCCCCTAGTTCCC